CAAGAAATACACTCATTTCATACGTTCCATTTGCAATAGACCCCTTAACTTCCTCACTCTCCTGCATATGTGTCTTATTCATTTCTGACGCCACAGAACGTACAATGAAATCTTGTTCATCCTTATAAGCAAATTGCTTACTACTTTCGGATGCCTGACAGAATTCATAATAATACTGTACCATACAATAATCAGGGCCCTGTGTTGAAAATTCATTTGGGCTCATATATACATGATTCTGATAATATGCCGATATAAATTCTTCATTATCTATTTCAGGAAAACTTTCCATTATCTTCTCTTGCGCTGCCACAGTATCAGATTCTTGAACGCTATAATAAGCGATAAGGTCATCACCTACAAGTCCAAATAATTCTCCAGATTCTTTAAATTCTTCCTTACTACTATATGTCTTGGATATTTTATCCAATTTATCCTTCGCCGCTGCGGTATCACTAAATTCAATGACATTTCCTGAAGAATCTTTAATCATATAAGTGGTATCTACCTTCTCACCTTTCTTGGTTTCAAGACGACCAGTATATGATGATGATTTCTTGAAATCTTTCTTGGTCTTGAAAAGAGGATATGGCACATCACCCGTTATTTCAACTTCAACCACCCAATATTTCACACCATCATCAGACTTAGATTTAAAAACTTGATATTCAGGTACTTTTATTGTTAAAATATTTTCATCATCCTTAAAATCAGTTTCATTATCATAAGTCTTCAAAGTAGCAAGAATATATTTTGCATAAATTTCATCATACTCACCACTAATAAACTCACTATCTTTATTCTCTCTGTACAAATACAAAGGATTTGTTTTGAAATATGGATTTGTTCCCGGCACAAATTTATCTTCAATATCTTTAATTGTCTGAGTCGTTGCTGTTGAATTTATATCATTTCTAAGAGTTTCATTTAACTCTTTCAATTTTTCCTTAGCCGATATTTTTCTATCTTTCTCTTCACTTAACCCCTTAATTTGTTCTTTTTTCTCATCAATTTTACTCCCAATCAAAATATATTGTGTTGTGCCACTCTCATAACTAATATGTTCAGTATATAAATTTTCAAGCTCTTCTTCGGCTAAAATAATTTTTTCATCAAGTCCATTTATTTCTTCATCATATCTCACAATTGTTTCAGTATTGGCACTAATAATACCTTCTTTTGTCTCTTTATCCGAAACCAACACATCATATGACGCATATGTTGAACCACTATTCTTGAAATCATCCAAAGAAATGTTGACTCCTCCTTCCATATACATGTCAAGACCGTCAACCTCAGCATCTTCACGTCCTTTTATAGAAAGCAATACCCAAGGATTTGGGTTTACAAACTCAGTCTTAGTGAATTCCACACTTATCGGGTTATTACCCATTTCATAGCCCAAGAAATATTCAGTGTCGGAATCATCAAATTTTACTCCCAATTTATTATTATTTTGCCCACCAAAAAGTCTTTCCAAAACCTGTTCGGGATTATCCATCTCATCAATACCACTATAATTATTAGGGAAGAACGTATAAAAGACTATATCAGTATTAGGAGGTATCGGGGTTGTATCAACAGTGCCACCTAAATATGAACCACTAAGTATCTTTTTTATTACATCTTCACTTGGATTTATAGTTTCACATCCCGCAAAATAACGGAGGAGTGTCTGTTCATCGTCTACATTTTTTTCACCCTTCTTTTTATCAATCATCCAATAATCAAGAACCGCAGGGTGGTCAATAAGAAGAGTGAACGAAAGGCTTCCTGTTCTCTTTGTATTATTGTATGTGTACACAGGTTCCCCTCGGCCTATGAAATTAGCCTCATTCCATTCAGCCGATGAAGTCTCCTGAAATTCCAAATCATATGGCGGAAACCACATAATACGCCCACCATTCGGGCCACGCTGTTCTTCCGACAATGTATGCTGATAATCCTTTACAAAATCACCCACATTTTCATTTGAGCCCTTCTCAAATTTATATCCACCTTTTCCACTAATATTGACATCCTTCCAAGCGAGATTTTCAATTGAAAACATGCATTGTTTAATATCAACATCCAAATCGCCTGTTGGCGTTATATTCACAAAACCATTCTTGTTTAAGGTTGAATATTTAGCAAGGCGCTCCTCACCTTTGAAATTTCTGAAAACATTCCAATTTTTCTGCAATTCATCAACCCCAAGAAATTTCCCTTCATCAGTAAATGGTCTAATAAGGTCTGCCATCTTAGAATACTGATGATGGTAAGTCCATACACGGCAATACGGATTATCATACCCATTAACATTAGTACCATTACCTGTTTCCCATGCAGTCTTAGTAAGAAGATTCCTACCTCTTGACAAACCAAATGTTGAATGGACTGCAGATTGTGAAAGATTTTGTTCTTTATCTTTTGATGTATGGAAACGCCCAATAAGTGTATCAATACTTCTATTTTTCAAAAGTTCATTAGTGGTGCTTAAAATGTTTTTTCCACTAATCTCCATTGTTTGAGGCGTAAAATTAACGCGCCTATTATTAATTGCAACATTAAATGCGTTTCCATCATTCGAATCACCCTCAGCATGGAATTTATATACAGTGGAAATTTTCTTTATATCAGAATCTATTACCGCTGTGGTTCTTGAAGCATCAATTTCATATTGTGTTGAATCCAATGCCTTATGGAATCCATAATACATGTTCTTCGGCCCATAATTAGGATGTTTACTCCAATCATACCCACTATCAGGAAGAGCATATTCGGGATTAATCGTTGTCAGATAATCAAACATGTTACCACTTTCAATCTCCTTTATGAAATCATCAGTAACAGGCTCGGCAATTCTACCCGTATCTTCATTAATTCTGAAAAGAGTTGAAAGATTATATACATTGGCGTGATTATTACCATAAAGACGTTCAAGTTCAGGGGTGATATATTTTGTTCTCCTCAATGAATTGAACTGTGCTGCATAAAGAAGTGTTCGTGCATAAAGTTGATTTGTAAGCATACCCATACGAGTATCCTTACCACTATAATTGTTGATATTAGTGGTTATAATACCTTTAGATGCATTTGCCACATTAATATCACGAACAATACCAACCTTATCATGCTCCATAGCATACTTTATATCGCTATATTGTAAGATTTCATTGATAGTATCGGCAAACGTCTTTCCTTCGAGATTCGGGAATATGTCATAAGCAACATCCTCAGCAAGGTCCCTCACACCCAAAAGACCTGCAAGATGCCCCGCATAGGTTTCCCTCTTACCATAAGTCTCACTCAAATAAGACAAATAGTCACCATAACCATCATAATTATTAACCATAAATGATGGTTTTACATTGGTAACCACATAATACCCTAATCTTTCAACGTCCCTCCCATAAGAAGTGTTTAATTTTTTCCCATATTCACCATCAAGGTTATAGGTATAACTCAGCAATCCCCCGTTCTTTTCATTCTCAGGGCGTTTTTTCTCATTACCATATACGTCATATGCCAAACCTATTGGTGTATCAAGGTTTTTGGCATATAAACGATATTTTCCACCATTATTCAATAACTGCTCATTACGCAGTCCGGTATATGTCTTCACTATACTCTGCTTTGCCATGTGAAAAAATATATTGTTATTTATACATTAGGATATCTCTGAGAATATGCACGTTTATCGAAACCACCATTCTCATTAATATTAATCTGCCTTGTTATCATATCAGTCAACTTATTAATGAACGTAGGATTGTTCATCATCTCTTTCGTAATATCAAAAGTCTGACCCTGTCCTCCATCAAGTTTAATTGTACCGCTGATATTAATGTTTATCGGTTCAATTTTAACAGGCTGAGAATTCTGTACAAAATTTTGTTGCACTTCACCTTCTCTAACTTTCACTCGCCCACCCATAGGCTCAAGCGAACGTATGTTGCTGTCATTCAACGAGCCATCATTTATTCGAGTCAAAGTACTTAATGACCTTGAAGTAGCCTCTTTATTTATAATAAATTCCCCACCTTCTGCACTACTTATCGGTATTCCACCATTAGCATGTGAAGGTCCATTAAGATAACCACCCCTTTCATATTTCTTAGCCTTTAACATATCTTCATTTCCAAGGGCTATCATTTTCTGACGTAGGCTATCATTAAGTTCACCCTCTCCTATCTCACCGTCAGACAACGCCCCCGCAATCTTCTTCATCTCCCTAACAGAAAAAGAACCTTTCAGAGTTGAATATTTTGCTCTTCCTGTATCGTTTTCTATTCCTGCACGAATCTCATTATCCTTTCGAATTCTTCGAGCCTGATTACCTTTGCCAAGTGCCTCACCTGCAGCTTCGCCAACAGCAGAACCAATCATAGGTCCAACTGTAGCACCAAGAATAGGTCCAACCACAGGTATTAATGACAAAAGACTTGAAGCAGCAACAGCACCAACTGTAGCACCTATTGTCCCACCAACAGCCTTACCACGATTCATAAAATCATCACCGGTAGATTTATAACCACGAGAAGCACTTACGGCAGCCGTTACTCCTGCAATAACAGGAACACCAACATTAGCAATCTTAGAAGAAACGCCTGTAAACTTGTTCAAATTATTGGTAGATTTGCTTAACGTTTTTGTCATTGTAGAATCAGGTTTATTAATTCTTCCCCAACGTTCAATGAGTTTGGTTTGTTCCATGGTGGACATTTCACTTCGTCTTATCCATTTACCAATATCCCTCATTGTTTTATCCTGTTTACCAAACATACCCATTATTGGATTCATACCCATGCCACCACCAAACGTGTTCAATAAACGCCCACTTGTATCACTATTCAATAATGCCAATAACGGTAAATAATTCATTGTTGACGCTCTATTAATGACAAACTCACCATGTTGTGCTGAGTTGAGAATCATTTCTCTATTACCTTCACCATTACTAATATAGCCACCTTCGGCATGCGTCATAATCATGCCACCATGAGCATGACCCATTCTCTTCGCTATGATTCTTGTGGCTGCGCCACCAATTTTACCCATAGCACCATTCAATACAGGACTAACCCATTTGCTTGCAAGTTCTATCATTATGAGTTTATTAATTGCCTTAGCATTCTGACCAATAGCATCATAAACACCCTTCACTGAAGCAGCCTGTCTTTCAAACTTCTGTGCTTTCGTTGTCGCAATCTGTTTTTCAGCACCCTGTTGTACATCAAAATACCCACGAAGCATCTGAGCGATATCACGTATGTTCTCAGAATCAGTCTTGCTATAATCAGCCAATGCCTTAAGGTCATTACCATCAAGGCTTGCAAGCGATTTAAACTCACCATCAGCGCCCCTTGCACCGGCAATACCATTCTCAAATGTTGCAGTATTTAACAACAGTTCTTTATATTCATCAGGAATATTTGAAAGGCCACGCATCTGATAGGATATCTCATTCCTACGAGCCTGATTTGTGGTTTGTTCAATCAACTTACCATAATCAACGCCCATTGCGGAGGCAGCCTCACGAAGACGAAGTTTATCAAAAGTGGCAATCTCTATCTCCCCTGTAGACCTATTAAAGCTTCCCAATGAATTTGTAAGATTAATAAGGCGGTCTTGAAGGCCTTCCATATCATTAAGACTATCATGAAGAAGCCCCATAGGGTCTGCAAATTGTGCAAATGGCCCACCAAGAACCTGAAGTTGCGCAGATACATTAACCGATTTGTCCACACTACCAAGATTATCGGCCAATGTAGCAACCATATCCATATCAACACGCATCTTAGCGGCCTTTTCTGCCATTGCAGTAAGCCCATCAACACCTTTCTTGAAAGTATATTTTTGAGCCAACATAATATGGTCAGCAACATTCTTGGCATATTTTTCCAATGAAAGTCCTTGTTTCGTAGACCTGCTGAACATCTGCGTCAACATTTCACCTGCATCATTTGCTGACATTCCGAAATTTTCAAGAGATGCGGAGAAACGGACCGCCATATCATCGCCAACAACAGCAGACATCGCGGCAACGCTTTCAAGTTGCTGATTAGTAAGACGAATACTTCTATCCACTGCAGTTGCATAAGAACTCTGCAGTTTGATTAATTCTTCTAACGATTTGTTGTAATTTGCACTAAGTCGAGAAGCATTACCAAATTTAATCATCTCATCCCTGAGACGAGCAACTTGGTCAGCGGCAAGACCTATCTGTTTACCATAACCAAAGGCCGCTTGGTCCGCTTTTCCCCACTCCTGTCCAAGTTCATCACCAAGACCTTTTAGAGTATCAATAATTTTTTTCTGAAATCCTGCTAACGGGACATTAGCAAACACCTCACCCATAAGACCTCCAAGGTCAGCATCAATAATACCTTTCCTCAGAGCCCCACCCAACGCACCTGGCACTGCGCGAGTAATACCACGCACAACCCATTCACCTGCATCACCAAGTGCATCAGGAATAGCGCCGGGTGTTCCCGCCGCCCTCCTTCCATTATATCCTCTATCAATATTATCACTCATTGCTGATAAACTTTATTGTCTATAAATATCTTATACCAAAAAACCACCTGAAGAAAAACAGGTGGTTTTTAACATATTTATCATTAATGCCAATCTTTTACATCCGATAACATCTGAAGTTTATCATTTTCGCCTTCAAGCCCCGTAGATTCAATCTCAGGAGCCTTTGAATTATCCTGATTATTATGCATCATAATATAAAACCTCCTATCCGCAATCGGCATCGTCATAAGGATATCCATAGGGATTCCAACATATTTAAAACACCCCCAAATTTCCTCCTTAAAACTTTTTTCATATTCCTCAGGCAATGTTGAGAAAAATAAATTGGTCAAGCGGTAGAAACACAGTCTGTGAGCCACCCCCAAGACTCTGAGGCTTCTCAACCTCTATATTAAAATCAAGTCCCGGCTCATTCTCGTTAATATACTTTCTTAATGCAAGAGAATCACGGACATTCATATTCAAAACATACTCTGAAATATATTGACGGTTAGTATTACCATTGACAGCCATCACTTGCGCTTCAAGCCTGTTGGTAATGGAATTTGTATAATAGACTCCATCATCTTCAATTCCTTCCTGCCAATCCTCGATGCTTCTACAAGCCTCATACAATTTACTTTTCTGAGCCTTATTCAGCATCTCATCAATATCAAGGAACTTTCTTAATTCCTGACTTATCGTCTCAAGACGTGTTTTCACTGATGCAGGACTTTCAGCCGTATCAATACCCTTAAGAGTCTCAACCTCTCTATGATTAAGGAACTTAAACTTCACCTCATCACCACTTGCAGGTAATTTATAAGTAAACCATCCATTCTCATCAGACTCAAGATTAAACTCCTTGAAATTAATTGTTGACAAATCTACTATTGACTCAAATTCAATGCCTGTGGCTTTATCTGTTGCAGTAATAGGAAACTCATTACCATAACCTGTAGCACGAAGCCATAAAATGATAGCATCACGGTCCCCGTCAAGCAATTCCGAAGGCTCTATACCTGCATCAAGAATTTTTTCATTAAGAAGATAGTCAATAAGAAGATTATCCCTATAAAGGTTTGGTGATACAAACATATTCTCGTCATTTGCTGTAAGATAAGAAACCTGAAGCCTGTCAGTCTTATGCTTATAAGGAAGACCCTTAGATGGAAGAGGAATCACATCGAAAGCGGTTGACGCACCGAAATCCCTTTTCTTTGGGATATATGTTGTCTTAGTTCTTTTCATCTCCGTTTCTCTTTTATTAACTTTCTTCACATCTGTTGTTGTTTCATTTGTCGTTACCTTAGCAGAACGTCTCTTCCCCTTTTTCTTTATAAGGTCATCGGGATTACCCCCTTCTTTAATATATTGCTGAAGAGTGTCATCAAGCATCGCTCTCAATGGCTGAAGACGCTCTTCAAGTTGCTGTGGGGTATACAGTTTTGTTCCATCGTTCTTCAACCTGTCTTTAAGAGCCCTCTCAGTATTTCTCAACGTAGTTTCATTCATTTCATACTGAGACTTAATAATATCAAGTGCACTTTGATTTATATTTTCCATTAATATCAAATATTTTATTTTATTTTTTCAACTAACAAAGTAAGACGATAGGGCTTTTCAAAATTTATCACCCTACATTTAACTAAAACTCCCTGAACATCACCCAACTGTACCTTTAAATCTTTGGTGGGTAACATTTTCAACCTTTGCCCCTCAGGAATTTCATGATGCACGTTAATCTGCATGCTGTCACGCACCCAAAAACGAATTTCTGATTCAACATCAGGTTCAAGATTCTTTATCGGAAGGTCAACAATCATAACAAACATCAGTTGTTCCATGCGACACTTAACCAATTCCATAGGCTGCATAAGGTTTTTACGCTGATTAAGAATTGGACATCCTATCTCATAGAATTCAAATTTTGTATTGTCAGCCATCTTTTCCTTATATTCAAGAACACCATATTTCTTATTAAGATAACTGACATTTCCTCCGGACATGTAATAATCAACGTTTCTTGAATTCTGTACGTTAAACTCATTACCAAGATTGCGTTTCCACTCCTCAGCCGTCAAACCATCTCCTCTTTTCTTGTCACCCCAAATATACCCCAATTCATCATGCTTATCAGAATATAACGCAGCATGAATCGGAATATACGGAATATATATCTTACTCTCCATTTCTAATGTCTTTTTTTCTTTTCTTCTTCAATTTGAACTTTCTTAGCACTCGTACCTATCTTTTCCTTCAAGATTCTCATTACCATACTCGGATTTTCATGTATATCTTTTTCCCATATCCTTAAAATTGGTATCCCGTGTTCCAAAGCCCAACGATTTTTATGTTCATCCACCCTTTTATTATGTTTTTGTGTTGGAGTAAGTTCTTTACCCTCAACAACCCTCGGGTCTGAATGCCAATATCCCCCATCAACTTCGATGATTAATCGACACTCCGGAAGATAAAAATCAAAATACCTACCAATACTTTCAGCCTTGAACTGATAAACATACTTTACACCAAGTTTATCAAGAAATTCCTTCGCAAACTTCTCCTCCAACTTGGAAGTACCGTATTCCTTATGCTTTCTTTTCTGAGGTTTGGAAGGTTTAACCTTAATTTTCTTAATCTTATTGGTTTTTTTAATATCTTTCTTTACGGGTTGTGCCATTATATATCGTTTTACAATATATACCAGATATTAGATTTTTAAACAAAAAATTATTCAAGATTATTAATTTCCTCCTGAAATTTCTTTGTAAGAGCATCCATTTCCCTCATATAACGCGCCTTGATGTCATCAAGCGATGGCTTCTGCGGCTGAGCAACAACTCTTTCTTCCATGAAAACATTTTTACCGTCATTAACTATAGGACACCCCCCGCCCATCTCACGAACATACTCCATCTCCTCTTTCTTCTTTTCCTCCATTAAAACATCTCCAAATGCATTTGGGAAACTATATCTACTACCACTTCTATCCCTTTCATGTCCCACCATATATTCAAGACGAGTCTTATCACCCCTACCTGACGGAGAACGAAGATACTGTATCACATTTATCAACTCATCTTCAGTCAACATTGCATCCTTATAAGAAGTTCCTTGTTTTCTATCTTCTTCAATAAGGTCTGCCATCCTATTAGATTGCTTATAATCATCCAAATTAATCTCACGGATTACATTTCTTAAACCCTCACGGTCAAATCTATCAATTGCCTGTGCCATATTACTCCACCTTGCTTTTATATTTTTTATTATTTTTCTTTCTTCTTTTAATTCAAGACCATCAAAAACATCCATATGATGATTTTATCAGAAAAATAACTATTTTCTTAAACATTGTCAATAATTTACGTAAAAAAACATTGAACGAACTATTTATATTCAAAATAACCATTGAATATGGCAAAAAGAAATTTGAAACAAGACATTAACGAAATTAATAAAATGTCAAAAAACATACCAACCCTTATGGAAACAATTCATTTCTCGCCAGAAAGAGAAATGGAAATGTGTGAGGGGGATGAAGAATATCCTGAAAGTGAACTTCCTGTTGAAGATTCAATGCCAATGGAAAAACCAATGGCTATGCCAGGAAAAGATATCGTTGACCAAATCAGAAAAATGGCATTGAAAGCAATGGCTGAACTTGCTGATAACACTGAGGATAGTTATTATCTTGTACTTAAGAAAATTTGGCAAATGGCCGATAAAAATCCTGAGGAAGGAAAAATGAACAAAGAATAAACAACCATTTTTAAGAAAATTAAAATGGGTAGGAGCACTCCTACCCATTATTTTTCCATATATATCTATACAACCCACAATCCCATATTTTTACATAATCAAGTTCCTTAGCCATCTCACTTTCTGTCATAGTTAATGGAAAACCATATTTCCTATTAAGATTTTGTTTTCTGAAATTGAATTTATGTATCCGTTCAACAGATTTATGTGTATTGATGTAACGATAATCAGGCTTTAATACACCATCTAAGTTAAATCCCAATTTTGTATATAGATTATCTCCTTCATTTATTGTCCATCTCCTATCAGCAAATGATTTGACCTCATCGGGATTATATTTTTCAACAAAATATTTAAACATCTTTCCCCCAACACCACAACAAACATAATTATAGTCAGACGCAAACCTCGTCAACTCCCATTTATTAGAATTTTTATTTTCCCGTTTAAATGTCATTACAGCAACTATATTATTCTCATAATAAGCACATAGACATACTGTAGACTTGCTATATCCTTGAATATGATATTTGCTTAAAAATTCTTCGGCAACAGTACAATTTGTCTCAGTAACCAAGCATTTCCTACCAAATATTTTATGTTTATTATTAGTTTTACCCAAAATATGTCTTATTTTTCCTAAAACCACATCTTTATGACGTAAATATTCATCTTCAAAAATTTGAACTAATTTTATACCTTTATCAATACATTTAATAGTTTTTGATAAATGATATGCGCTATCCTTACCAAATTCCTCACTGTGCCATCTCAAACCATTGTATTCAAAACCAATATTTAAACTCGGAATTAAAATATCAATTTCTCTTCCTTCTAAAATAACTCTATCTTTTTTCACCACATTTTCACTCCCTACCATATTACATATAAAATCATATATTTCCCTTTCTGCATTTGATTCCAACATAGCACAAGATGGACAACCATGCCCAGCTAAATGGTCATACGCAAATTGAGTAAAGTTACCATGCTTGGGACAAATAATATCTATTTTCGAATGTAATGTTTCAAACTTCTTTATGCTCGAATAATCATATTTTTCCCCATGGATTTTTTTTACCCGTTTAATATATTCATCATACTTAACTGTGAGTTTTTCTGCCATACTCACCTTACCACATTTAGGACATCCTTGCCCATATAAATGTTTAGCCGGTGTTTGCCAAAATTCCCCATGCTCAGGGCATATAATACAAACCTTTGTATTACTGTTTATGTATTCTACCTTCGAATAGTCAAACTTATTTCTATGAATACTCTTTGCTTTTTCAATAAAAATAAATTTATCCATACCCCTCCCCGCACATTTGGGACAACCTTGTCCAGTTAAATGAACAGAGGGCATTTGCCAAAAATCACCATGTTTTGAACAAACAATACAGACTTTAGTCCTAGCATTAATATAATTCACTTTCGAATAATCATATTCATCACCATGAATCTCACGTGCTTTTTCAATAAACTCTTCTACCGAACTTCTCGTATTAAGAGTCCTATTTTCAAGAGCACATTTGGGGCAACAATTCCCCCTTACATGAGCTTGTGGTGTTTGCCAAAATTCCCCATGCTCAGGGCATATAATACAAACCTTTGTATTACTGTTTATGTATTCAACTTTTGAATAATCATATTTATTACTATGCCGTTTTATTGCTTTTTCAATAAATTTTTTTTGTTTTTCCATATTTTTGTTTTCCATATGATAGGCAAATATATTAACTTATTTTTTATAAAACAATTTTTTAAAAAAACTTTATTAGTACTATTTATATTTGAATACTATAATAAATAGCCAAGAATTACTTAAAATGTCTGATATGCTTTTAAAAATGCCGCTTCAATACGAGCCGCTGAGAAAAAATAGATGGATTATGAGATTCCCTGCTGACCTTGGAATTCAGGAATGGTACCTTGCATCAGCTTCTCGTCCCGGAGTTTCACAAACCGCAAAACCAATACAGTTCCTTAATACTGAAACATATGTTGCAGGACGTTACGTTTGGGATTCAGTAAATGTAACTCTTAATGACCCAATAGGCCCTTCTGCTTCACAGGCAATCATGGAATGGGAACGTTTGATTTCAGAGTCAGCAACAGGACGTCAAGGTTATGCTGCAGGATATAAGAGAGATGTTGAACTTGCAATGCTTGACCCAACAGGAGTTGTTGTACAACTTTGGGTACTTAAGAATGCATGGCCCGAGAATGTAAAATTCGGAGACCTTAACTATTCTGATGACGGTATTGCTCAGATTACAATGAGTCTCAAAATAGACTACGCTTTACTTGCGTATTAATTTATTGATAATAAATATTTTAAATATAAAGGATGGTAAAAATACCATCCTTTTTTTGTTTTTATGAATAAAAAATACTATATTTACAAAACTTATTAAAACTTACCAAAAGTTTTCAAAATATGATAATATTTATAATAAAAAGATATGGAAAAATTGCTTAAATTATCTGAAGTTGCTGAAATACTAAACGTCAGTAAAAATACTTTAAGAAATTGGGATAATAATGGAAAATTAATTTCTGTTAGAACTTGTGGGAATCAAAGACGTTATAAAGAAAGTGATGTACAAAATTTAATAAATGGTAAAAAACTTTAAAAATGATAAGTACAAAAAGAAAAACAACTGCAGAATTCATTGAAGAAGCAAGAAAAGTTCACGGTAACAAATATGATTATTCAAAAGTTGAATATAAGAATAATAAAACAAAAGTGTGCATCATTTGTCCTGAGCATGGTGAATTTTGGCAAGCGCCACTAAACCACATAAGACAAAAACAGGGCTGTCCAACCTGTGGCTTGCATAATTTTGTTGATACTGATATTTTCATAAATAAAGTCCGTTCTATTCACGGGGACAAATATGATTATTCAAAAACAATTTATGTTGATTATGAAACTAAAGTAACCATTACATGCCCAATACATGGAGACTTCACACAGAAGCCTTCGTCATTAATAAAAGGGTATGGTTGCCCTAAATGTAAAAGAGAAGAAAACTCTAAACAATACTACGAATGGAGAACATGCCCTATCTGTGGAAAACAATTTTATATTCGTAAAAAATATGAAAAAATAACATGTTCAGAAGAATGTTATAAAAAGTACATTCAAATACATAAAACAGAGATTAACCAAAAAAGAAGTCTTTCCCTAAAATCTTCTTTTAGTAAAATGACTATCGAACAAAAACAAGAAATACAAAAAAATAGAGAAAAAACTTTTTTGGAAAAATATGGTACCACAAAACCAAACCAATCCAAGGAATATAGAGAAAAAATGTCAAAACTACTTAAATCCGTCGATTGGTCTCAACGCAGTGAAAAAATTAAAAACGAACAACTTATACCAAAATACACTAAAATTTGTGAAGATGATAACCTTACATTATTAGAATTTCGCAATAGGTTTGACTGTACTGTAAAATGTAATAAGTGTGGAACCGTATTCACTACATATTGTTTAGGGAATTTAACTGAACAAACAACACATAATATTTGCCGAGTATGTCATCCTATCGACAATGTTATTTATGAAAGTATCATTTCTACACAAATAGAGGAAATTCTCAAAGAGCAAAATATATTTTATCATAAAAACACACGAAGTGTTATAAAACCTCTGGAACTTGATTTTTATTTACCTGAATATAGATTAGCATTTGAAATTGATGGGAATTATTGGCATTCAGAACTTAAAAAAGATAAAAATTATCATCTAAATAAAACAAAATTATGTGACGAACAGGGAATCAAACTAATTCACATTTTTGAAGACGAAATCCGCTTGAAATATGATATTGTGAAATCAAGAATATTAAATCTTATTGGCAAAACACCTATTACCGTTTATGCCAGACAATGCAAAATTAGAGAACTTTCTTATAATGAGAAAAAGAATTTCTTTAATATAAATCATATTGATGGGGATTCTGTCTCCAAATATAATTTCGGATTATTTTTAGAAAACGAACTTGTTTGTGCAGCCTCTTTTGGCGAAAGGAAAATTTCAAAAAAACAACAATTTGAATTGATACGTTTTGCTAATAAAATCAACCATAATGTTGTTGGTGGCTTTTCCAAAATTATGAAACATTTCATGAAACAACACAAACCAAGTGAATTAATAACATATGCCGATATAAGATGGAGCGGTATAAACCCACAAAATACTGTTTATAGTAAGAACGGTTTCGAATATATTAATACATCAAGCCCGAATTACTTCTATTTAGCAAGTAATGATTTTGTTCATAGGCTTAATCGTTGTAAATTTATGAAACATAAGTTAATAAAAGAAGGCGCTGACCCAAATAAAACTGAAAAAGAAATAATGAAAGAAAGGGGATATACACGTATTTGGGACTGTGGTACACTGAAATTTAAATACAAAAAAGAGGAGTAGAATTCTACTCCTCTTTTCTTATAACTATTTGAATATCAATTACTCATTGAACGCCACTGATTCAGGCATAATAACGAATGAGAGGTCAATATATTCGAGCGCCTTCGTAGGTTTGATGTATATAATTGCAGGCAATTCCAAACGGTCTCTTGCTTCAGCAGAATCATTAACCTCAAGACGGTAATCGTAGATACCTCTCTTACTCTTGATATCATCGAGGATTGGTTTAACAAGTCCCTCGAACTGAGCCTTTACAGTTGCATCATTCTGTTCGAAGATAAGTCTACGACAAGCACCTGTGATAAGTTTCTTCACGCGGAGCATAAGTCGACGGACATTGATTCTGTTAAGCGGTGTATCTGCAGAATACATTGTCTTCTGACCCCAAATTTTAACACCGTCAGTTGCGAATGTCTTGATAGGGTTAATCATACCTTCATAAAGGGCATCCTCATCCTCAAGTTTGGTGATGAAGTGAGCACGTTCACAATCAACCGCGCCACGAACTGTACCTGCAGGGGCGAACCAAGGATATGATACATTATCAGTGAAAGCCATTGCTGTTACCGCATCCTTTGTAGCAGGAAGGTTGATATATACACTGTTGTCGGCATCATAATACTTAACCCAAGGGTAATATGTTGCAGCATATGACGAATCAATCTCAGCATCCTCAAGATTTGAAACTGCCTCATCAGGGTAATACATATCATTGTCTGAATTTCCTGAAGGTTTGTCAGGAGTTGTCATCACATAAATTGAATCACCACGTTCCTCTTCAATCATCGAAAGGATTTCCTGTGAAAGCATTGTCTGATTCACATAGTCAATACCCGGTGTACAGAATACGTTAATGTCAACAGCCTCAGGATTACAGAACTGACGAGCACCTGCAAGATACGCATAGTAGTCTGAAGTTATGCAATTTCCTGAAAGTTCAAGAGCCTCTACATTATTAATCTGAGAGAAATTAACGCCAAAGCCATTTGCAATCTCGCCTTTATATTTGTTAGCCTTGAATTTATCGCCATTTGTACGTTCATCACGGTAAGGGTCCCATCCATCAAAACCACCATAGAAACATACAGTGAACTTACGAAGATTTACATCTTCATAGATAGTACCACGCATCTCTTCTTCAGTTCCAATCTTAGGCATCTCCATCTTCTGACCATATGTCGCACTAAGAATATTGTTTGGCGATACTGTGATGAAATGATAATCATCAGCATCATCAACCATTACTTTAATCTCATCATATGCGGAAATTCTTGCATCAAGGTGGAAACCGTCACTCAATGATTTAATATTATCATAAGCATTTTTTCCCTTATAGTTGAAAAGGTCAACATCAACACCCATCAGATTAGAGAAACCGAAATACTGTTTCTTAGGTTTAATATCATCTTCAACATTAACATTATACCCCATTGCAGGATTTTTAATGCTATCTTCCCATTGTCTCATTGGATACCCAAGGAAACCTGCAGGAACGCAAGCCTCAGTCATATCATTTGCAATAACCTCAACAGTAATGTACTTTGACTTAACGATATATTCGCCATCGAATGTACCGATTTTGAAACCGATGAAATTATTTGTTCCCGGTACCATACTACACTTAGTAAAGCGTTCAAGAACCGCAGGAGTTGCATCCATATCATCAAATCTACGAACAATCACATCGAAGAGACCTTCATCGGGACGGATATTCTGAATTGAAACCTTAACCTCCTTGTTTGCTGCATTACCATCTGAAATTGTGTGGAAACGGAAAAGTTTTTTAACTTCAACCTTATTACCATCACCCTTAAGCTCAGAAACAACCCATGGAGTTGACGCACAACGGAAACCTTCTTTATAGTCATTCACATCAGTTGAAAGTTTTATCATCTTACCCTCTGCATATTGATACATTCTATCTTCAGAGAGAACATAAACCGTACCACTTGTAATAGTAACACCACTATCAACTTTATAAACTCGTCTATTATTTTCCTTAGCAGCGATTACTTCATAAATCTTAGCATTATCAACATCAAGATAAGTCTGTCCTACATTTGCTACAGTCCATTCTTTTTTATCATCATAGATACCAAGAACAGGCTCATAAGTAGGAGTAAGCGGAGTAAAATCAGTCTCACCAACCAAACCAGATGTTACAAGAGTTACTTCAGAAGAAATAACATCAACCTCTTCTCTATCAACCATATTCATGAAAGCAACATCATAAAGTTCCTCCACAAAAATTGGAGCCTTGCCATCTGAAGGAGTTGTACCAAGAACATTAAGAATGTAATCCTTATCTCCCGGGTTCAAAGAAACAGGATAACGATTACCACCAACAACAATTGTGAACTTACCATAGAATCCCGAATATACATTAAAATCCACATCCTCAGTACCTCCAGTTAACGTTCCGTTACACTCAATTGTCTTTGTTGCTGAAGCATATTTCTCTAATGAAACGCCTGTCGCAAAATAAGTAAGTTTATCATAAGAAGTACCCGTTTCCGAACATGGGTCAAAAGCAGCACCACTTCCATCGTAGGTACCACGTGAACGAAGAACAGCAACTACAAATTTCTCACTTGTTTCTTCTGTTGCACCTTCCTTTACTTCCTTTTCAGCAGTAATAAGCCATGCAGGTCCTGCATTGTATCCTGAAAGACCCAACACCCTGCAGACCTCAAGCTGATTGGAATTTCTGAGGTATGACTTCGCAATATAAGGAAGTTCATATTTTGGATATTGGCTTCCAGCAAACTTCTCAGAAGAAGTACCACCGAAATAGTCAACGAACTCCCTCCAATTTTCAATTTTAATCGGTTCAAAAGCAGGGCCTTTCAATGTCTCGCCCACAACACCCAATGTTGTTATGCCAAGAGTTTTTGAAGCATAACTCAAATCTATCTCTTTAGTATAGATGCCGGGTGAAGAATGTGACCCTCTAGCATTGCCTATCATTGTTATATAATTTTTATCTGTTTATTTTCAATATAAATAGTTGTAAATATCCAAAAAACAAAAGTTTGATATTATTGCACCTCAATTTCTTGAGAAATATTTATCTCATCAAGAGCCGATTCAGGTACATCATTCATTTTGTCATAAATCACATCAGGATTCTCACCATAAAACACTATCTTTGAATCCTTCATTTTATTGATTCTTGCGATATTGACATTAATTACATCACCCTCTTCAAGATATAAACCATCTTCATCAACTACAACAACTTCACCATTAACCCTTATCTTATATTGTCGAACATTCGTTGTCTCAATTTTCTTTATTAGAACTTTACAATCAATTTCAAATTCACGACGGTCAGAATCACAAGTGAGGTACGTCATTGTAATAGTTACGGGCTGATTATAATAACGGTCTTCAGAAGCAACCCAACAAGGAATCTCAGAATCTTCTTCCACTTCCTCAATTTCAACATCGGCTTTCTTTACACGATTACCTTCAACAGAAAGACAAGAAAGATTCATAATCGGAACAAGCCTTTCCTCAAAATCATCTTGCTTCAAGATATATCCTGAAAGTTTTATTTCGAAAACCTGAGCAAAATACTGACGGTCATCAACAGTATAATCAGATTCATCAGAAACGTTAACCAATCTCATTGGCATTGGATGGTCATTTGGAAAAATATATGCCTGTATTGAAGAAAACTTACTATGAACTAATGAATTGAATTCATTAAGAAGTTCATACTTATTAGTAACCAACATAATCCTATAAGATAAATCAACCGTAACAGGTTGTGCCACTCTATATTCAAGATAACATTTTTTCCCTTCATCATTGAGAATTTCTTTTCTCATCATCAGATATTTCGTATTGATTGGAATGTTTCCTGCCTTGGCATACATTGAACTATCTTTAGGGTTATTATCCCTTGTAATGACTTTAAAATTCATTTTAAGGTTTCTGTTTTCGTCGACCCCATCCCACATCTGAGCATATTCCGAAAACCTCTGATTAGAAAAGAGAGCATATGTTGGTAACGCCTCATCTTCAAAAACAATTCTTAAATCTTCCTCTACCCATTCCTTAAAAGCCTCATCAATATCTTTATATTCAACTGTTTTAGGAAAAAACGTAGAATCTCTAAGAATCTCTTTAGTAAGATTCTTTCTTTGTTCAGGAGGCGTTGGGTCTTCTCTGAGAGGAAGACTATATTTATTCATTCGTTTTCTTAACATCACCCATTAAATTCATTTTTATCCACAGAAGCACAGACTACCTTCCTATAATAAGGCTGTCTTCCATAGTAACTCATCTTATTCGCATAATTCATCCTACCATCGTCAATAACCGTAAAAAACTCCATTTTTTCAGGAGTAACCTGCAAACCAATGTAATCACCTCGTTTGATATCACATTCATTTTCAACAAGGGTCATTTCATAAACACCAAAGGTTAATTTACCCATCTTAACATAAACACCCTTCTGATGTGTTTTATCATATTGTTTAAGGTCAGGTTCTTCAAGTTCATAAACAACAGGTAATTCAACAGGGGTTTTAAACCTAATACCATCTTTCTCTGAATCCATATAGATATCATTTATCTTGGTATTATCAAGGTCAACTTCATAAAGAACTATAGTCTGCCCCATATCCTGTTCAACATAGTTACGGCCAATCATCATTTCATAATCAAAATCAGATTGACTCATAAACATGCTATTTCTTGTTATTGGGTTTCGTCTCTTCACCTCCCCATTATTGAACACCGGCATAACTATCTCCTTTTATAAAAATTATCAAATACCTCGTCAGTAAGCCCGTAATCAACCAATTTAAAATAGCCTTCGCTATCAATTCCCCAACTTGAAATCCTACAAAGGTCACCAACTCCACTGAGCATCTCCCCACCTATATATTCCTGAAGGGACATGAAAAGCATCTGCAGGTCATTTTCCTCCCCTTCCCAAACCTGTTGTACAATTGGCTCATAATCAGCAAAAGGACGATACCAACTCTTTCGTGGACTTTGATTTTCCGCCTGTTGGTACATCATACAACAAAGTACTTCAAATGGGACACCATATATTGCCTTGAAATCACTTTTCTTCGCTCTTCTACATATTTCCATTTCTACCCACAAACCATTCCCATCGTATTCGTATACATCAGCAAAACAAGTATAATAAGGTTCAGTTCCAAGCCTGATTTCAACTTCATTTTGAGCAATTCCTTTCTTGTTTTTAGCAAGTTTCAGGACTTTTTCATCATCGACTCTGTATACAATTCGTGACGTTCCTTGAGAAATTCTTTGAAGACGTTCCTCACAATACCTGACTCTTTGAGCAAATGATGTACATTGTCTGAATTCATCAAAATTAAATGAAGCGGGATAAGCCATTTCAGTAACCATCTCCTTCTTCATTTCATTAAGAATCCAATTATATTGTTTTTCATTGACAATCAGTTTCATATAAGATTAAAACATTTCTTTATAAATAGTTAGAAAAATTGTAAGAAAATATTTGGTAAATTCAAAAAATATCTTTATCTTTACATGTGTGCGTGTGTATACACGCGATTAATAATATATTATATAATTAATATTTAGATATAAAAATAAAATATAATATAATTTATATATTATTTTATATATTTTATTATTTCTAGATTAATTTAAATTATTTCGCACGTGCGCGTGTGAGACAAAAAAAAAATGGCTATATCAATAAAAGACCAAATGAGGTCAATAGATATTGTTAAAACATACGGGGGTGGAAATCCTTACATATGTATGTTAAAAAAGGACGTTCTGAAAGGTAAATCAGATGTCCTGAATGACTTTGCTATCGAATACATCCTCAAAAACTATGAATTTAATCCAATTGCTATCAACAAGACGATTAAATTGGCTGATTGGTATGCTGAGAAGAAACAGGATGATTGGGGTATTGATTTCGTTCCCTCCAAGATATCTGTAAAGGTTCTGTTGGGTGAAACTGCTACCAATTATCACTGTTATGTCAAGTATCGCAAGAACATGGAACCAAAACAATGCTTCATACCTAAAAAGGCTGTTCTTACTAATTTTCTCGTGGAGGATTACAATAATATTCAAGTAGATTTTGACCGTTACGATAGGCTTTCAATGAATAAGGACCCCAATAGGAGACTTAGAAGTCATCAAAAAGATGCTGTGAAGTTTCTTCTTTCAAGAAAAAAATGTATTCTTGCAGATACGATGGGGTTAGGTAAGACTACAAGTCTCTCTGTGGCGGCAATTGAAGGGAATTTTGATAGTGTAGTGATAATCTGCCCCGCATCAATTAAAAATACATGGAAAGATGAACTTATGTGGTATGTTTCTGAGAGGGATATTACTGTTGTGGAGGGCCTTCAAGGTAAAACAAAATCAGAACTTGAAAAAATGCTTGGTTATGGAGAGGGTAGGTCAGGTAAAAAAATGTCAGAACTCCAAGAAGAATTCAAGGAACGAGGCAAGTGGCAAGATAACCGTTTTGTGATAGTGAATTTTGATATCCTTGATGAATTTTATAAGATTCCGAAAACTCGTTCAAAGGAGAATATTCAGAAGGCATATGATGAAAGTCCTATGCTACAATATATCGTGAATAGAAAAAGCCTCATCATAATTGACGAGGCTCATAGACTTTCAAACAACACTTCGATACGTTATAAGGTGATAAGGGACTTCATTAAACGAGGTAATCCCCATAGTATTTATGCGGCTACAGGCACTCCAATTACAAATAATCCACAAAACCTTTATTGTGTTCTTCAATTTCTTGGAGACCCTATAACGGATGATTATCAATATTTCATGGAAAGGTATTGTGGGGCGTTTAAAGTGCCTGCTAAGGGTGAAAAGGAAAAATGGACGAACATTTTTTATGCTCGTGGGGGTGAAGGTGATTTGAAAACTTTCATAAAAGAAAATGCACGTATGATTCAAGTTCCTGGTGAACCCAAAAATCTCGATGAACTTAAAGAACGTATTTCCCATATGTATTTGCGAAGAACAAAAGAAGATTTGGGGGACCTTCCTGAAAAAAGAGTTCATGAGGTATTCTATGACCTTACTGATATACAGCAAGAAGAATATAATCGCCTTTGGGATGAATACGAAAAAGCAAAACTTGAAGAAAATCCTGATTCGGAGATTAATAAAGAACTTATTGAGGGGGGATTATATAGGAAATATCTTTCAAATCAGATGGTTCCTAATACAATAAGAATGTGTGATGAGTTTATTGCCCAAGGAGAAAAAGTAGTCATTGCATGTTGTTATGATGAGGAATTATATAATCTTCAAAAATATTATGGTGATTCTTGTGTTATCTACAATGGTAAAATGGGGTTGAAAGAGAAAGATAATGCAATTAAAGAGTTTACTAACAATCCTAATGTAAAAGTATTTTTAGGAAATTTAATTAGTGCAGGTGTTGGTATCACATTAATTGTTTCTCATAAATTAATTTTTAACACATATGATTATGTTCCCGGAAATGACCAACAGATGGAGGATAGGATTCATCGTATTGGGCAAACACAACCTTGTGATATCTATTATCAAATGTTTAGGAATACTCAATATGAAAAAATGTGGAATATAGTATTAAGAAAACAATTGGTAATTGACCAAGTCATAAAGAAAGAAAATGAAAAATAGATATGAGTAAAAAAATAATTGTAAATGAGAAACAATATCAGAAACTTCTTGATTTGATTAAAGAAGAGTTAGGTATATCTGATGAAGTCAAAAGGATTACACATGAAATAGAAAAAAAATTCAATGATGAAGTTGGTGAAATGACTGAAAATAAACATGGTATATTTTTTGTAGATGATTTAAAAGTTGAATGGAAACTTTTATTATTTGATAATATTGAAAATTTTTCAACATGGTATTCCATTAATTCTGAAGAATATAAAAATGGATATTCAACGAGTGAAAACACTATGTACTTAACTGTAATTGCTATTGGGGATGAATATAATATCTCAGATACCTTAGACACAATTCAGCATGAGGTTGAGCATTATTATCAAACGAAAATGAAAAAAGGAAGTTTAAGTACTGAAAAATATCAATTGGCTGTGCAATATTTTCAATCCAATAATCAATATCTTTCTAATTTTTCTAAATTAATATATTTTTCAAAACGTTTTGAAATTGATGCATATGTGAATGACGCTTATAACTCTGTTAGATATAAAAGAGTAAACTCTTATGAAGATTTCATTGAAAAAACAGAATTAAATAATGTATTAAAAACATTAACAACAATAAAAAAATTTTTCAACAATGCGCCATTTAACACACCTAATTTTTTAACGATGGAAAAATTTATTAAGGAAAATGAATTCATTATCTTTAACGATGAAAAAGAATTACGCGAAAAATTGAATGATATTATCGAAAAATCTTATGATTATTTTCTTAGAAAAACAGCAAAGGTGTGGGTGAAAATTAGAAAGGAAAATGAAGAAAGAAATGATTCATTATTTGAAAATGGTAATTTAATAAAATTAAATCATATATTTGGGGAAGTATGATAGTGATTATAGCAACATTTTTGACAATAGCATTTATAATATTCTTGTTCTTAAATTTGATTTTTAGGAAACAGGAACCTAAAAGAAAGATTGCAGTATTTGGTGGTTCTTTCAACCCTCTTCACATTGGGCATCAGGCAATCATTAAAGACCTATCAGAAAATTATGATTGGGTCTATCTTGTTGTTACTCCTAAAAATCCATTGAAGGAAACTGTTTCTGAAGATACGGTAGATGATAGAATGAACAATGCTTACAATGCTCTTACAAGGCATGAATTATGGAATGTAACTGTTTCGGAAATTGAAAAAGAAATGATGCCTCCATACTATACAATCAATACGTTGGATGAACTCAGGAGAAGAAATTCCAATGCTGATTTTACTTTAGTGATTGGTGCTGATAATCTTCGACAGATGAGGGGATGGAAAGACTATAAGAGAATTTTAAGTGAGTATGGTGTATTGGTTTTCCCGCGAGGAAAAGATGATGTCGCAGTCCTTGAAGACCTTAAAACCAATTTTTTACATGAAAACTCTGCATACAAAATTGAAATAAGTCGGACAATAGTACCAAATATATCCTCAACAGAGATAAGGCAATCAATTTCTGAAGGGAATAATGTGGATAATCTCCTCATGTAATATAAACAAATAGGATTTTGCAACTATTTATGGTTTAAAATAGTAGGAGAAAAATATGGCAAAATTCGACCCGAATCTTGATGTTGAGGTTTCCGTAAAACCAACTCAGGATGGAAAATCTAAGATATTATCATTTTATGGTATGAAAAACGGAGATGCTGCGGTTGTCCTTGACCGTCTTCTTCTCCCTGGTAACGGCCCTTTTAGAAAGGTTAATCCTCTTAAAAATATTGAAAAGGCGTGGAGTAAAGGGCCTGTTGTTCATGTGATGGTTGCTGCGGATAAGACAAAAGAGTTCCTTGATACAGGTATGAAGTCAATTATTGCAGCCCTTCTTAAAACAGGGAGTTATGATGGTGATAAAATCATGCATCTACAGGACGTTGCTGATTTCCAAATGAATAAATTAAGTAATGAGGAAATGAAACAACTTTATCAGGATGCTGAAGTTTCGGTTGCTGACCTCTGGACTGATTACCTTAATAAGGTTAATGACCCTGAGACTATGCGTATATTGAAACTTTACGCTGAAATCTATGGTAATACTATATATGGGCATGCTCTCTCCCTGAGAAATGTTATGCTTATTAAGGCAATGGCAAATAAATATGGCAAAGCGCCTACATTTGTTCTTGGTAGAAGTACATGGAATAAATACGGTCGTGACGTTAAATCGGGAGTAAGACCTTATCCTCTTTGGAGATATATTTCTGCTGATAAGATTTCTCAGGCGGATTATGATAAGGCGATGGCTGATGCTCAGAATGCCATCGGGCAGGGAGGTGCTGATTATGATGAACTCGGTGTAACGGTTCAGAATAAGATTGAAATTGAAGCTAATAAACAACTTTCGAAAGGTAAGAAACTTATTCCTATCAAATATCTTGGATATGATATTGAAGATACATATATAGTAGATAAGAAACAGGAAGACCTCCTTAATTCAAAACCTAATATTTCGGGAAATATTCAATATAAACTTAACGCTCTCGCTCAGGAAATTGAAGATAAAAAGAAAGCGGGAAATGGTGAGGTTATTGACCCTGATGGAAATGCTGCGATGGTTGAGAGAACAGGTAAAGCAGTTGCTGCGGTTGAAGAACTTTGCGCTGAGAGTGGTGTTAAAATTACAGGTAATGGTAGTTCTGATGAGGACCGTCTTGTTGAAGGACTTCTCTCATATTACAGAACTCAGATTACTCCTAAGATGAATGTCCTTAAGCCTGAGAATGTGGAACAATATGCTGAAGATGCTGTTCAGTTGACTCTTATCATGACTGATGTCGCGTTGAATGCTCTTAAACGTTTCAGACATTCGCTTGTTTATACCCAAAAGGAGGCTACCGCTTTGGCACCTGTAATTAGACGTGCTGTTAGTAAAATTGGTAATGCAATTGTTTCTGAAGGTTTTGGTGATGATTTCATGATGCGATATCGAAACGCATTGAATAAGTTGGGTATTGAGATTGTGAATGATGAAATGTCGATGAGTGATGCTCAGAAACCAATTAATAATATGAATGAAATGAGGGATAGTTTCTATAGTATCCTTAATAAAATTAATAATCCATACTTATATGATTAACGAATTCGATAATGGATTTGGAACGAACGTGAAGGGGGAACTTACAATTGATGATATCGAAAAAGGAGTTCCCCTTTTTCATAGGCCTATGGATTCAAGGGGTTCTAATCCAATGGGAGTTATAAATTCTCTCATGAAATATGGTTTCAGTAGGGAATATACCGGAGATAACGGTGGTAATATGTATGGAGTTGGGGTATATAATGTATATTCTCTCCGTTCATCAAATGAAAAAGCCACAGGGTATGGTCGATTTATAGTAAAATCTTATCTTCTTGGGGGTTATCAGGACTTTCTTATCTTTAATAAAGATATGGCAAAGAAAGTGTATGGCGCTGATTATAGAATAGAGAAACAAATTGAAAAACTTATTCCACCTAAAATTGCGCAACAAATTCTTAGTCGTTTCAGACTCTACATGAATGATAATAGTAACTGTGATGATGTTCGCACTTCTAATATTGCTTATCAGATAACAAGTTTCTTGGGAGATAAGATTTCAGAAACTAAGATTCGTGGTATTGTTTACTCAGGAGGACATGATGGACACTGTGCTTTCGTTCGTAACTTTTCTGAAGTAATTCCTCACAGTTATAGTAAAGACAATGGTCGAACTTGGATTAAAGCCATTACTGATGAACTTATTTACCGTGCAGGGCATGACACTGATACTGAAGCGACGTTGAAACACTCAGTTGATGCCGGTGGAAAAAGGAAATTCGATGATGTGGCAAATCGCTCAATTAATGGCTATGTAATTGTTTATAAAGGAAATAAGGCTAATTATTTTGAGGTAGCAACAAATAAATTGATTTCAGATGTATGGTTCGATTTTGCTGCTAATTTTGATGAGGAAGGAGAGGCTGAAGTAGTATATAAAAAGCATAAATTATCAATATCAAAATATGAAGATGGTAATTTTATTGTCTCAGATTCAGATGGTGCCCCATTATGTTATTTAAATGACCTTCCAAATGAATTGAATGAAAGTAAATCAGATGATTTTTTTAAAATGATTCTTGAAGAAGTTCTTATTGAAGAAAGAAAGTTGATTGACAATTTTGACAGGGTTGCAAAACTTATGGAATTCAATTCGGATGATGATTTCTATTTTGTGCAGATAATCAAACGTTTTAAGGACAATAAGGGTGATGACCGTAGCGTCGGAAACTATCATGCGGGTGCTTGGTACCCATTTAAGGGATGGAGAATACACTCTGTGGATGAACTTATGAATCTTAAACCAACAATCATTGACATTTGTGATAAAAATAACGCACGTGCATATATAACAGTTAATAACCGTAGTGCAAAAGCAACTGATGCTCAGATTGTGAAAGTTAAGAAAATGTTTCCGAAAACTGATGCACGTCATATTAATGCTGATGATATTGTACCTGCTCAGGCGAAACATGGTAGAAATTGGAAGGGGCAAAGACCAAGATTTTTTATTGATGTTGATACTGATGATAAGAAAATATGGGGTGAAGTTCGTCATATGATTCAAATGTGTGGTATCACTCCGCTTGACGAATATGAAACATCAAGTGGTGGTTTACATATTATCATGCCAAATAAAGAAGATAGAAATATACAATATCTTGAACACCTTTTCCATAAATTTGACAATTGGAGGGATAAAGGACGTTTATCATTGGTTCATCCAAATTATGATGGGAAAATAATTCTTTATTCAAATGTCGAAACAAAAGGATATTAAAAATTGAAACGGGATGTGCTTCACAGCAAGTCCCGTTTTTTCGTGTAAGCATATATAAGTAAAATGTGTATTCATTATAAAGGTATATATTTGTTTGTACTTAAAATTAGTGACTGAAAAACTATTTATGTTAAAAGTGAAAATATATGAAAAAATTGTTGGTTTTTATTGTGGTCATGCTGTTGTTTGTAACGTGTGGGCCTGCAAAGCATACATGGAAAAATATTGGTACTGATGGTTCCATGGTGGAGATATTCAACGGCGAAATTGAATATTCTGACTTTCTTAAGAGATGCGAACTTGATACTCTATCCACAGACCTTAGTGAGTGGCTTGAGATGGGATTTTACAGTTCTGATTATAAACTCACAAAACAATGGGTATATATAAAGGATACTGATACAAATAGAGTTTATGTCTTAACCCTTAGTCCTGATTCAACATATTTCCTTGATATTAGAGATATAATAATTGAAGATAAAACGAAATAGGCATGTTTAACTCAGGATTTATTCCGTCAATAATTGACGGAACCGAACAGGTTTTCAAAGAACCCAAAAACATGGGTTTACCAAAAGAATATTCTTATAAGAAATACCTTCCAAGTGTTTTAAACCAAGGTGCCGACCCAATATGCGTACCATGTTCTTTATCTGCAAATATAAATTGGAGGCTTAACCTTGCTGATGGGAAACCGAAAGATAATAAAGTTGCGCTCTTTGATATTTTCAACAGTAGGACAACTGAAGGTGAAGGCATGACATTCAAAGATGCATTTACATACCTTATGGAAAATGGGGTTAAAACTAAAAAAGGCAACTATAAGATAGGAAGTTATGCAATGGTAAAATCAATCCCTGCTATTAAATTTGCTGTAGTTGCAAATGGACCTTGTGTTGGTGTTCTCCCGGTTTATAATTCCGATAGTGCTGACGAGTTTTGGAATGAAAAGTATGGCGATTTTGTCGGTTACCATGCAGTTTCAATAGTTGGGTATAATACCGATGGTATAATTATAAGAAATTCATGGGGTAGTTCATATGGTTCTGATGGTTATACATTAGTGAAAAACAAAGACCTTAATAAGTTTAAAGAAATTTGGACAATTTACGCATAATTAAACCACCTCATTTCGAGGTGGTTTTCTTTTATTCAACTATTTATCGTTATATATTGTATACTAATGGGAAAAACGATTATCATATCTGAAAGACAATTAAATGAAATACTCGGTGTTGATTCTTCATATCTTGATAATATGGAAGGGGATTTTAAAGAATTCAATGGAAATACTGAGGTTTCTGTTAGTGGTAAATTATCCAAGAAAAAGGATGGTAACCCAATGACGGGTGATGATTATGCAAGGACTTTATCTAAGACATATGGCTTTAATGGTACTTCACGTCATCAGCCTCTTGTAATGAATTGCAGTGCAGAGAAAAAAAAAACATTGAGTGAGAATGTCCCTATGGGTCAGGGTAGGACTTGGACCATTCCGGAAGAATTATATTCTCAATTACAGAATAATTGCAGGATGTATAACGGGGATAAAAATGCTGCAGGTTGGGACCGTCTTAATAACCTTATCAATCAGAGGAATATCAAATATGATGAGATGAAACAACTGAAAAGTTTTTTTGAAAGAGAAGGTAAAAAGGATATTAACAACTATAATCTCATTGGTGGCGAAAAAATGGAACAATGGGTTCAGAACTCATTGAAATCATATAGGGGTGCTGTGGAAAGCGATAAGGCAAACCGCGCTGCGATGGGTTTTGAAAATGTCTATCAGAAAGCAGGGGGTACTAAAAATTCAGGTAATGGGCAGGCCCATACAAAAAAGAATAATAATGGTATAACTTACCAAGAATAAAAATAAAATAGTATAGGAAATGGCTAAACAGTCAAATCTCGAAAAAATCGGTTTCGAGCGCAGAAATGAGCATGAACTTGTTAGAAACGATATTAAGAAAACTAATCCTTATGGTCCCGACCATGATACTGCTGTATGGCATGAGGGTGATGTAACCAAGCCACTTGGAAAAGGTACCCGTTCAGGCGGGCATCAGCATACCGTACCTATGGGATATAATGAATTGACTAAAAATCGCATTAGCCCGCAAATTGACACTGAGAATGGTGGCGGTGCATATGACATCAATGGGCGTCCAGGTGTTGATGGTGGCCGTAAATGGCTTCAGACAATTAACATTTATGATAAGGATAATCAATACGGTTTAAATAGTATTGATACTTCAGCAAATATCGAAGACGGACAGTTTTTCATAAAGTAATTTTATTATGGATTATTTCAAGAGACTATTGGAAGAGGCTTTCATTAATGAAAGTATTGCAACAGTGTCCAACGTGAATGACGCTATTAACAACCTAACTCAGGTGGAAATACGTTATAATTCGGGGGGGGAGCCGGTTGCAACAGGTCGTCGCATCATATATCCTGTGGCTTATGGTCTCACAAAATCGGGGAATCCTGTCATAAGAGCATTTGAACCGTATGGTGATACCAAGACGAAAGTCCCTGCATGGAAATTTTTCCGCCTTGACAGAATTAAAAGATGGCGTCCATTAAAAAAGACATTTAAGGGTGAAGTTTTGAATGGCTTTAATGAAAATGGAGACGAATCAATGAGTATTGTATATAACATTGCTGATATTAAAGGGCGACCTAAAACAGTACAGTTTCCTAAGATTGGTAATGAACCTATAACAAAGGCCGATGTTTCTCCAAAAGAAAGAGAAAAGGAAATTGATAGTGCATTGAAACAAGGCGAACAATATGGGTCGGAAGAAATAGTTCAGGACCTCATGAAATATGTACCTCAACATGAAGACCCATTACAAGGAATCAAGGCTCAGGTTAATACTCCTAATAAACGAATGGTTTCTCCTGAAATGATGAAGCAAATTGATAAGGATAATGCCCGTAGAAAACTTGCTCAAGCAAAGAAACGTGGGGAAAGGCTTGACAATGAGCAAGAACTCTTTAATATTATTAAAGGAAAGACTGCAGATAAAATTAATGCGCCACAGACAAAGCCAATTACAAAAACAGATATTGGAAATTCAAGCCCTGTGGGAAGTAGCACAATTAAACCTGCAGGTTCATCCCCGATAACTAAAGCGGATGTTAACAATAGAGGCGTTGAATATGAACTCTCGAATGATGACATTGAAGCAATACGTAAAGAATGGGGACTTTCTTAATAAAAAGAAAATATTTTAAAAATGGGATTTAATGCGGAATCATTACGAAGGGCACAGGCATTGTGTAGCCCTGATATGGAGAAAAAAATGAGCGAATATCGCGGGCAGGGTATTTCTTCGGTTAACTTCGATGCGGCACCTGAAACTTATATGACTGAAGGCCAACTTTATGAAGCGGGATATGACCTTTCACAGATAACAGGTAAACAACAAGGTGGAGGTAGGTCCATTAGTGAATCAGGACTTCCTGATGTTATAAAAAAATCATTTATGGAAACCGAAATCAATGTTGATTGTCTTAATCCTGATTATCAACGTGAAAAAAACTTTTATGCGGGAATGGAAGCAATAATTGCTGAAAATGAACGTCAGGAAAGGGGAAAAAGGGCTATCAATGAAGGGGTTGTATCTCAGCCTGATGGTTTTGGTCTTGACCGCGAATGGTTTAAATCTATTGTTGATGAATGTCTTGATAGAAAACTGAAATCGCTTAATGAAAGTGTAATTAAAGGGGTGCGCCTAAAAGAAGGAAAAATCATGTTAACAGACCATGCGGGAAATGTTTTTTCAGCAGTTCTCGAATATAAAGGAAATGTTAATGAACAGAAGAATAAGAAAAGAGGTTAGAAATAACCTCTTTTTTATTTACATTTTTCAAAAAAGAGCGTATTTTCCTTAAAAAGTTAAAGAATGAAAAAAATAAAAGTATTGGTTGTACCAAGTGATACCTTTGGGTGTGGTTACTATCGTTCTCTTAGACCTCATACTAAACTACAGGAACTTTATCCTGATGAATTTGATGTTACAATAAAATACGATTTCAATTGGCGAGACCTTGAAACTATTAAGAAACAGGATATTGTACATTTTCACAAAGGTGTGTACAATGATATTGAAGGATTTCGCAAGGCTCTTCAATTCTGTAAGGAAAATAACATTACTACAGTAATGGATATTGATGATTATTGGGACCTCGGGCCGTTCCATCCTAATTATTTGGGGTATAAGAATACAGGTATTGATAAGATTATTAAGGAAAACGTCCCTCTTGCGGATTATGTTACCACAACAACCCCTATTTTTGAGGCTGAGTTGAAAAAGTTTAATCCAAATGTTAAGATTTTCGTTAATGCTATTGACCCTGAGGAAGAACAGTTCATTCCTAAGGATATTAAAAAGACTGATAGAATTAGGTTTGGTTTCATTATGGGTTCCTCTCATCAGCACGACCTTGAAATTGTAAGGGGTATGGTTAATAGACTTCCTAAGGATATTATGGATAAGATTCAGATTGTCCTTTGTGGCTATGACCTTCGCGGAACGATACAGATGTTTAATGAAAGGGGTGAAATGACAACACGTCCTATTAAACCAACTGAAAGCGTGTGGTATGTTTATGAAAAACTTTTGACTGATGATTATAAAACAGTTTCACCTCATTATAGCGAATTCTTAAAAGCATATATGCCAAATGTTCAGTATCCTAATGTTGACAATGAACCTTATAAAAGATGTTGGACAAAAGATATTATGAACTATTGTACTCATTATAATGAAATTGATGTCCTAATGGTTCCTCTTGCTGATAATAAATTCAATTCATTTAAATCTGAGTTGAAACTTATTGAAGCTGGTATGATGAAGAAGGCCGTAATTGTTTCTGATTTTGGTCCGTATAAGATTGGAACTAAAAATTTCTTTGAAAAAGGGGGAAAAATCAATGAAGAGGGAAATGTAATTCTCATTGATAATATGAAAAAAGATAAGGATTGGGCTAAAGCCATTGAAAAACTTGTCAAGAACCCTGACTATATTGAAAAATTAAGAACTAACCTTCACGAGACAATTAAAGATAAATATAATTTGTCTAATGTAACGGCAGAACGTGCTGCTTGGTATAAAGAGATTGTCAAGAAATCGTGATTCTATCATCCATATTAAATTGTTTTTTTTAACTGCGAGTGTTTTTTACTCGCAGTTTTTTGTTTTTTGAAAATAAAAAACTATCTTTGCCATTGGATAAAATTTTATTTATTATGCTAACACAAGAACGACAAAATGTTGAGTATACAAATTTTTGCTCAGAATTAATGAAAATCAATATCAGTCCGCTTGATATTGTTAATGAAAATAAACTTTTTAATGCACCTGCAGGAATGTCGGAAGATACAGGCAATGCTTTTCCGGGAGGTCTTGTCATGCATTGTAATTTGGTTTTGGGACTTGCAAGAAAAATTGCTAAGAATATTTCAGGTACCTTCCCGAATATTGATGATAATTCGTTAGTTAAAGTATGTCTTCTTCATCAGATAGCCAAGACAGAAATGTTCGTTGAAAACGATGATACTTGGGGGCTTAAAAGGGGATATAAATATAAGTTTGCCAATACTGAAGGTGTGTTGAAAGTGGGTGAGAGGAGTCTTTGTCTTGCCACTAATGCTGGGGTTAAATTCACCCCAATTGAGTTTGAAGCCATGAGGGTTCTCGATAAGGATGGCGATGAGTTAAAGTCTCAGAAACAACTTATCAATATCATTTCACTTATAGTTTTACAGGCAAATGAACTTGCATATGCGATTGAAAAGGAGAGGACAAAATGAGAAAGTTACTAACTGCTGATAAAAATAACATTGAAAAAAGATTTGTTGCAACTCGTGCTAATGGTTGTCTTGACAATCCATTTGAGATGACCGTTCTTGAGTTTTCTGATTCAGGGAAATATGTCAAGTGGAGAAATGTTCAAAATCTAACATTTTGGGATTTAACTGCTGATTTTGAAATTCTTGATACCATAACACCTAAATTTGACTTTGAAGAATTGCGTATTAATATAAACGAAAGAAATTATGAGTGATAGATTAAAACTTGGTTATGATGATGTCGCGATTGTACCTGCGATTATAACTAAAATAAAGACACGTAATGAGTGTAACCCATGCGATGAATTTGGTAGGCTACCAATTTTTGTTTCACCAATGGATACGGTAATTAATGAAGGAAATTATGATGACTTTGCGCGAAACTCACTTAACATTGTAGTTCCACGTACCGTACCTTTGTCAAATCGTATTCAGATGCTTTTCGAGATTAATAATTTTGTTGCTTTTTCTCTCAGTGAAGCAAAGGATTTGTTCGTTGACAATAATCTTGAGAAATATGTTTTTTATGATACTATAAAGAATGGGTGGGGATGCAAAATTTGTATTGACCTTGCAAACGGTCATATGGAGAATCTTCTTGATATCGTTAAGGCAATTAAGATGAAGCATCCTGAAATTGTTATCATGACAGGAAATATTGCGAATCCTAAGACATATATTGAATATGAAAAGGCGAGAGTAGATTATGTAAGAGTTGGAATTGGTGGGGGCTGCTTCACGGAAAATATGGAGGTTAAAACTAATAAAGGCTTAAAGAGAATAAAAGACATTGAAATAGGTGATTGTGTACAGACACATACTGGTGAATTCAAAGAAGTACTTGAAAAACATAAGTTTGAAAAGAATGACACAATTTACGAAATAAATGGTATTGAATGTACTGAAAATCATGAATTTTATGTAGTTAAAAATGAAGATATTGATAAAATAAATGATGAAAATATTCATGAATATGCTTATTGGAAACCTGTGTGGTTAATTGATAAAGAAAATGAAAGTTTAATTGAGTTGTAGTTCACCCCCAATGCCATTTCTTAAATAGTCATACTATTTATATATAAATATAAAATATATGGAGATTTTAAAAAATGTGCTTTTAAGAGATGGTATAAGGTTTACGAAAATTGAAAAAATTAATCATCATTTATTTTTTATTGTTTCTGAAGACGAAACTGTAAAAATAAGATATTCTAGTTTTACTAATTTTGAAATAAAATGTCCTAATTGTGGAAAAATCAGTAAAATTAAGAAAATACAAAAAAGGCATGTAGAGAATGAGTATTTTTGTTCTAGATGCCGTGTTGCGGGAGAAAAAAACCCTATGTTTGGGTATAAATTTTCAGAAGAGCAAAAAAAGAAAATGTCTGAAAATAGAACGGGGGAAAAAAATTTTTTCTATGGTAAAAAACATACAAATAAAACCAAAGAAATGATATCACAATCTAATAAAGGTAGATTATGTGGTGAAAAAAATCCCATGTTTGGCGTTAATGTTTATGCTATGCTAAGTGATAAATATGGGGAGGAGTATGTTAATAAAATCAAGGAAAAAATATCAGAAAAATGTTCTGGTGAGAAAAACGGGTTTTATGGTAAACGTCACACTGAAGAAACGAAAAAAATGATTTCAGAGTCATTAAAACAATCGGAGAAAATGAAGAGTATGTTTAAAAATCCCGAATGGCAAAAACGACATAGAGAGGGAATGCTTAATTCTGAAAAACTCAAAGAAAGTAGACAAAGCCCTGAATATCGTCTTAAAAAACGTTTACAATGGTACAATATGCATGGGGATAGAAAAAATGGTCCTTCTTTTAATAGAAGGGGGTGCGAGGTTTTTGATGTAATCATGGAGCGAGAGAATATTAATATACAACATGCATTGAATGGGGGCGAATTTTTTATTAAGGAACTTGGCTATTGGGTTGATGGGTATGATGCTGAAAATAATGTTGTGTATGAGTACGATGAAAAATTTCATTTTCGTTATGGTGAATTAAAAGAAGAAGATGTTAGAAGACAAAAAGAAATAGAAGAATTATTAAAATGTAAATTTATTAGAATTAAAGATGAAGATTACGAAAATTACATCAATAACAAAGCATGAATATAATGGTTTTGTTTATGATTTGAGTGTTAAAGATAATTGCTCATATAATATTAATGGAATTATTGTCCATAATTCAGGCTGTTTAACTGCTTCAAACACAGGTATTTACATGCCTTATTTCTCACTTCTTAAAGAAATTCATGAGGAACGTAAGAAGATTGATGGTAAGTGTAAAGTTATTGCTGATGGAGGTATCAAGGGATATAGAGATATCCAAAAGGCTCTTATTTATGCTGATTATGTAATGATTGGAAGTCTTTTTAATAAAGCATTTGAATCAGCAGGAAAAACAACTTATGGTAAGTTCTATTGGAATATTCGTGGTTATAAAATTCTTCGTCCTCTAAAGACACTTCTTTATTATGGAAGAGAGCTTGATAGGCTTAAATTTGATAAGTTGAAAGAGCGTTGGAAGAAAGGTGAATTTGTTGTTTGGAAACAATATTATGGTATGAGTACCAAAACAGCGCAAAAACATGTAGCGGAAGCAAACGGTCTTAAAGATGTTAAGTTGAAAACTGCTGAGGGACTCGTTAAATATCAAAAAGTTGAATACACCATTGATGGATGGGTTGAAAATGAAATAGATTACCTAAAATCTGCAATGTCATATACAAATTCAACTTCTTTGGAAGAATATAAAGAATCTGAATGGGTTGAGGTTAAATCAATTGCTCATAATAAGTAGAAACAACGCCAAAAGGCGTTGTTTTTCTTTACCTTTACATTACTTTTTTGTATTTTAATGAAAAGTTTTTAAAATGGCTAAAAAGAATACAAAAAAAGTTGAAAAAACACATGAAAATGAAATAATTGATATCCCCCCTGTAAAAATTATTGAAAAAGAGGAGGATACACTGGAGGCATTAGAAGGTACAACGAAAGGCGTTATTGCACCAATGACAAAAAATATGAATTGGCTTTCAGTTCAGGAACTTGAGTCTAATGAGAGGATGCTTAGAATGCTTGTTCTCTATTATGAGCAAATGTTAAGAATTGATGAAGTTGAGGGACGTCCTGTAATGTCTGAGAACAGGAACAAATATACTCGTTTATCAACCCTCCATAAAAGATTAATGGGATATATTGAAAATAAAGTGTTAAAACTTGAGGATTATGTTTGGGAAGATTAAAAATTTCTTCAACAATCTTCATTTTAAACTGTCTGTCTTCTTTCATTCTTTTTTCAAGGGTATGAAATCGGCTGATGACCGAATGATGGGAATGACAAAAGAAGGTGAAGTAGCCGGTAGTGGGGTTGAAGAACAAATAAACGAGCAGGGGGTTCTAAATGACCTTTTACGAGGAGAAATAACCCAAGAGGTAAAGGAACTTAGGGATACCAATTATAGAGTTCTTCGCCATGCAGATGATTTTCAATATTTAGGAAATGGCAATGTTGTCGCGAAAACAAAAAACATGCTTCAACTTGATTTGAAAGTGTATAACCCTGAAGATTATAAGGTGTTGATTGTTCAAGATAATAAACTTGTTGTTAAGGGCCTTGTCGAAAGCACTGAAAATGTTGAGGAAGAAGGTGATATTGTTACTGAAGATAAAAAAGAACGTTATACATTAAAAATAGAACGTGATGTTTTTCCTCGTTTTTTAATTGAAAAATGGGTTAAAAAGGTTGTTGTTAGATTAGGGGAAGAAGATATCAAAGTTGACTTGTATTGTTCAAGTTACTGTAGGCAATTTATGCCCGGTGATAGTCTTTTTATTAATGAAATGATGAATATCTATGGAAAAAAGACAAGAAACATTGACACGGTTGACATTTGTTCAATAAAATTTGTCACCGACAAAGCATATGGTGCTAAAGACTTGATGGAATACCATTTTTCAGACTTGAAATATGAAAAAATGAGTATGTATGATAAGGATTTTGTAATAACTTATTCATCCCCTAAGATGTGTCATGAACTCGACTTGACTGAACAGTTCAGAACTAAAGAAATGGATGAAAAATATGAAACGAAAGCCCGCAAAAACAACAAAGAGGTAGTTATTTCAATGGAAGATTATGAAATGATGAAAGCACAAAATACCCTTGATACTGAAGAGGCTCTTAATCTTTTAAAAAATCTTGAAATTTCTGATTTTAATTCAAAAAACTCCGCAGAATAGCGGAGTTTTTCTTTACATTATGATATTTACATCCTATTTTCATTAAAAATTGAAATTATGAAGATAGCAATTGACTTAAATGATGTTTTAAGGGCATATACTCGAAATTTCGCAAAGGTATTTAAACAGGAATATGACTACACTTTTGATAGTGAGACAATTGAGATAAAAACAAACAATCTTGAAAAAGTTTTCCCTTTTGAAAACAAGACGGAATATAATCGTTTTGTTTATCAGGATTATCCATTTGAATTGTTCGGTAAATGTGATTCAATGTCTAAAGAGGTGCCTTCTTCACTTACAGTATGGTTAAACAGACTTAAAGATATCGACACTGAGGAACCAATTGATGTTGTGATTGTATCCCCTATGGAGTATGGTCTTTCAATACAAAGTACTTATTTTTTCCTTTCTAAACTTGGGTGTAAGGTTCGTGAAACATATTTCCCTACCGATTCTTTAACTATTTGGGATAAATGTGATGTCCTTATTACTGCTAATCCAAAACTCTTAGAGAATAAACCTGAAGGTAAAATTGCTATTAAAATAGCTGCTGACTATAATCAGGATAGTCCATATGATGAAGTATATGAAAATATATGCGATTATTTCGCTGACATAAATAACGTTGCAAAATATCTTGGTGAATAAAATGAGTGATATTTCTACAAAAAAATATTATGTGAGATATGACAATAAGATTTTTATTGTTAATGTTGATGCTCTCATAAAATATTGCCTTGTATCGGAGGAAAAAAACATTAGAGACAATGAGATTACTGAAGGGTATGAAAGGTTATCTGAAGATTCAGACCTTTTGACGCTGACTTCAAGGGTAATTAGGGAAAATACTGGTGCATCGAATCCACAAAATGACATGATTACTTATGATGTAATTAAAATGTTCTTAACCATTATTCTTGGACAATCAGATGATGACCATCCTTTTGATAATATTTCATTTGCAGTGGCATTTAATAGTCTTGCACATTTAGGCTTTCTTATTGAAATAACTGAAAAATAATAAAATACAATGGATAATAAAAAAGAAGTAATGGTATCACAGTTAGAAACAATTATATCTAATCTTGATACTAAAAATTTTAAGATGTTTTTCTTTGTAATGGATACCAAGGGTAATCCTCAGGGTGGAATTGAATACATTTATAACATCGCCTTTAACTTACATGAAAATGGATATGATGTTGTAATGCTTCATCAGGAGCAGGATTTTGTTGGTCCATTTGATTGGCTTGGGGAAAAATATGCTGTTCTTCCTCATGAAAATGTTGAAACTGCTAATGTTGCGATAACTGCAGCTGATTTCTTGTTCATACCTGAGGTGTATAGTAATGTCATGATTCAAACCAAGGAACTTCCTTGTCGTCGTGTTGCTGTTTGTCATAACCCTGAATTCCTTTATGAATTTATTCCGGCCGGAGCATCATGGTCTGATTTTGGTATTTTTGATGCAATAGTACCTAACCAACAGGTGGGAACATTACTTCAGAGTTATTTCCCGGGCCTTAGAACACATATTATTAGACCTGCAGTAAGAAAGAGTTTCTTCACCGATGATAAACCTAAGAAACTTATTGTAAATCTTCTCACAAGAGATAGGAATGACCTTAATAAGGTTCTTAAACCATTTTATTGGAAATATCCGGCATATAAATGGGTTTCTTTCCGTGATATGAGTTCTCCTATGACCCCTGAACTTTATCCTAATGTTCTTAGAGAAGGTGCTATTGCAGTATGGGCTGATGATGATACCTCGAATGCCACGACAGCATTGCAGGCTTTAAAATCAGGTAACATTCTTATTGCAAAACTTCCTGATGTTGTCCCTGATTGGATGATTGAAAATGGTGAAATCCGCAACGATATTATTTGGTTTGATAATTTCGAAAACCTCCATGATATTTTGGCATCGGTAATTAGGGGTTGGACTAAGAATGAGATTAAGGATGAATTTGTAGAGGTTTATAAGAAACTTGAAAATATCTTTGACCCTGAAATTCAAAAGTCTGATATTCAAAAAGGGGTTGTCGATACAATTGTTGCAACACGTGCAAATGAATACCGTCAGCTTTTAAGCGGAATGAAAAATAATAACGAAAACAACGAGTAATATATGAAAAATTTAACTATAATTGTACCATTGGTTGACTACAATGAGGCTCATAAAGAAATGTATGATAAATCATTGAATAGTGTGCTTGAGGCCGATGTCAGGGAAGAGGCTGCGTTGATTTTCGTGGGTCCTGATTCTGCCATCAAGGTTGTTAAGGAGTATAATTTTGGTGGTCGTGAGGTTCTTTATCTTTCAAATTCAAAGAACGTTGACCTTCCGTTCCAAATCAATAAAGCAGTCAAGGATGTGAAGACCGAATATTTCACAGTTCTTGAATTTGATGATAATTTCACACCTCTGTGGTTGGAAGAAGTTGAGAGGAATATACCTTTTTTGGAGAATGTTTCTCTGTACCTCCCACTCATTGAAGTAATGGATTTCAATAGGCGTGAAGCAGGTGCGGTTGCTTATGCTAATGAACCGGTGTGGGCTTCTGCTTTCTCTGAAGAATTGGGATATATTGATGAGCATAGTTTAAAGTCCCATTTCAATTTCATTGTTTCTGGTGGTGTTTTTAGAAAAAGTGATTTCTTGGCAATTGGTGGGGTGAAGAATAGTATCAAGGTTTTCTTTTGGTATGAAATGCTTCTCCGCTATGTGCACAATGGAAAAAAGGTTTATGTAATTCCTAAGGTTGGTTATGAACATATTGTAAATAGAATGGGTTCTCTTACTTCAGAATATCAGCAAATGGCTCAGGCTGAAATTGATTTTTGGTTTAATGTTGCTCAGGAAGAGTATGTTTATAAAACTGACCGTAAGAAGAAATACGAGGGCACCCCTAACGAATAATAAGATATAATAAGGGCGTGTTTTCACGCCCTTTTTCAGCATCTTAAAAAGGTAAGATTCCTTTATTGGAATGATTGATGGAAAGTACGTGCGTTTGCGTGTAGAAGTTTTTGATGTTGTCTTTATATTAAAAAAACATTTAGATATAAAATGGCAAAACGTGGTAGAAAACCAAAGAACGAACGTAAGGGGTACTTTTATGAGGAACAGGAACAGGCTGTTGTTGATTATCTTAATACGTATGATGATGATGAACGAGAAAAAATATTCAACATTGTTCTTCGTCCTGCCTTTACAAAAATGGTTGAATCAATTATCAGACGATATAATCTTTATGTTCCTGATGAAGAGTTTCAGGAGACATTTGATGACACAATGTCTTTCATGCTGACTAAGTTGAATAATTTCAGTCCCGACAAAGGAACTAAGGCTTATTCATATTGTGGTACGGTTTGTAAAAATTATCTTATATATAAGAATAATCAATTTAATAAGCATAAAGTACGCGACCTTTCGTATGAGGAGTTTGTTGAAGACCTTGGGTTGGAGGAAAAATTTGTTGATGAACAAAATGCATTTAAAGTTGCGGCCCCCAAAATTATAATAGAAATGTCCAATGAAATTAAAAAAATTGTTGAACAACGTGAAGGGCTCAATGAGAATGAACTGAAGGTAGGTATGGCGTTAACTGATATTCTTGACAATTGGGAAGAGGTTCTTGTTGAAAACGGGAGTAATAAACTTAATAAAAGTTCTTTTCTCTCCTTCGTTAGAGAAACAACATTGCTTGGAACGAAAGAAATACGTGATAGCATGAAAAAATATAAAGTTCTTTATAAATTAATTAAGAATGATGTTTTGGAATAGGAGTTTTGACTCTATAACTATTTATTGGTAAAAAGGAAACTATGGCTAAAAATTACATACTTAAACTTAATTCCATTGAGAAACTTGAATTGCTTCTGCAAGAAATTTATGACCAATCTGTAAAACATTTCAATGAGATACAAAACGAATTAAGCAAACTATCCAATTCAACAAACCTTTCGGATGTTACTTTGGATGAAAAAACAAAATATTTCAAGGCGGTTCATGACCTTATGGGTGATAAAGCGAAAGCAATTACAATGAAATTTGATATCGCTAAGTTCATGGGTGAAATCATTAAAAATAAAGGTGATGTTGATAAAACATTGGATGACCCTTCACTTGGTAAGGTAACAAAATTAGATATTACGGCCCTTAAGAAACAGATTAAAGATATGGATAATGATGGGCCTCAAGAATATAATTTGAAGAACAACAACAATTAATGGCAAGCAAGGTTTCCAACAAATCAATAACCCAAGTTTTTGGGTCCGTTGCTGCAGCACAGACAATGGTAGAACAATTCCCATTTTCATTCGGTGTGAGTGAAAGTGGGTTTACCTGTTCTTTTGATTTGCTTACAGCACTTTTTAATATGTGCTCGGATAAACCGTTGGATGAAATGATTATCGAGGGAATTAGTGATAAACTTTCAGACCCTAATTCGACATGGTTACAAGGGATAGAAGAAACTGTAAAGATGGTTTTGGAAGCAAATCTTACAAGTATATTAACTTGTGAAATGAGTCCAATAATTCCGGATAGATTAATCGGCGGTGCACAATTTTTATCTGATTCCACAAAATCAATAAATTTTAGTGGCGAAGGTGTTACAATACCATTATCATCTCTTGACTTTACTGGTGTACTGGGAAATTGTCCTACAGATGATTCTGTTGTTGCGAGGTCAAATTATATGTCTTGTCATACGGGTGAGTTTTCTTATTCAAGAATTGAAGATGGTGCACTACCTGAAGATGTAACTCCCATACCACAAGATACAGTTCCAACTGATTATGCCGGCGATTATATTGTTGTTGATGAAAGAAAGTACATGTGGAAAGAAATACCTCTTTCTACAAAAGATTTATGGAAACATGATGACTTTAATGCTTTCTTGTGGTTTGTTAAAAATAAAGGTGTTTACGCAAATCTCAGTGAACGCAATAAACTGATGTGGGATAACCGTTACAAAACCCGTCCTTATACCAAATATGAACGTAAACCTGAGAGTTTTTTTACAAAAAAAGATGGTTTTAAAAATTCAATGGGTGTAACACTTTATAAAGGTGAAAATGGTGTGGTACCGTTTGACAATGCTTATCTTGCAGCATATAACGAAACGGCTAATTATAAAAAACGCCAAATTCTTGAAGTGCGTTATCTTGATGGGGATGGCATTAAATCAGATTCATTTCAATTTAGATTAGCGGCAAGCAATTATTATAAAACAAGGAAACTTACAGGTAAAAAGGAAAATGTTAGTGACATATTGAAAATCAATAAAACAATTTTTGAGTTTAATCATGACTTTTTGATGAGTATCAAATTATATGATGCTAAGACTTATCTTTCACAAATTGTCGGTAATACATTTGGACAAGGTAATTTTTCTTTTAACTTCTCTGTCACTCGTGATAGTGAGGTTTTAAATGAAGTCATTGATAATATAATTCAGAAAGTCATTGAAACATCAGATACTGAAATAGATGATTGTTATTTTACCTTTTCTAATGACGAATATGATAGCATGATTCAAAATGCTTTAAAACGTCGTCAGAACGCTGATTACAATACTGAAATTACAAATGATTTAATGTCTCAGATTGGGGTTATTGATTCTGGTACTGAGGCTGAGAATACGAAAACAACTATATCAAATGTACTTTCAGGTGTAACCAAATCGGTTGTTGATGGCTCATCAAATCCAAAGGTTGCTAATTCATGGAAATTCAACTATGATTGGCAATTTGAACTTATTAGGATGCTTGTATATCCTTTAATTAGGCCGTTGTTTACTCCTAAAGTTATGACCATCATACTTCTGAACACGGAAATAATGGGTAACCCTCTTGAACTTGGTAAAAAGATAGTAACATTTAATGATGTCCTTCCATATTTTATGAATATTATTACAAATGTGATAAAATCAATTAAGGATATGATTGTTGAAATGTTATATAGTTGGGTCATAGAAAAACTAACCCCTCTTTTAACTATTTTTACTCTTCGCATTGTTATGGAACAACTTGAAGCCTACCGTAAACTTATTGAAGATATGTTGATTGCATGTATTGGCGCTTATAATCGTCTTGACATTAATTATAGTGGCAACGGTATTGGTAATGGAAATCGTCTTGACCAAGTTAATTATGCTGATATTGACCCTGAACTTGAAAAATTAAAACAGACTCCTGTTTCAAATACAAATTGTTAAATATGAGTATCACAAGTATAATACAAAACGTTTCATCGTTTATAATGAATAAAATGAGCATTCCGCTCATTCCTGTACCCGCCATCATGTTGATTTGTTCAACAATAAAAAGACCGGGGTTGTCACCAATGCTTATTGCCTCTCGAATCATTACAAGGCAACAAGACTTTGGTGCCCCTGTTGGGGTTAATATTGATGGAAGTCCCAACCTAATGAACCAAATGTTTTATGTTGTTGCGGATGAAATTGTTAATGCTCTTAAAATGGAAGGCAAAGTTGAAATTGCAATACCTCCTGGGGGAATTACAACAATAGGTACGGGTGCTAATTCAGGAGGCCCTGTGATAGTAACTTCGAATAATATAATGCCGGTATCGGGAAATGGAATTATGCGATGATTAATGGTAATATTATAATTAAGATATGTGAAGTAATCTCAGTATCTGATGAACAGAAGGGGGATAGAATTAAAGTTCGTTTATATCCTGAGGATGATAGAAAAACAATTGCTGAGATACCATATGCTTATCCTCTTCTTCCAAAAATATTTCATGTGATACCTAAAGTTGGGGAGGCTGTATTGGTTCTCCTAACAGGCGTCAATGATGGCAATACCAATAGATATTATATTGGGCCAATTATATCGCAACCTCAGATGATGAATTATGATGGGTATTCAGAAGGGGCTCTTTCAATGTATCCCGACACATTTATTAAACCCGAAGTTGCTCATGATAGAATACCTGATTCAAAAGGGGCTTTTTGTGATACTGAAGATATAGGCTTTTATGGTCGTAAAGGGTGCGATATTATCATGAAAGAGGATGATATCAGAATTCGTTGCGGTGCAAGAATCGAAGATGCAAACTCTTTAATAGGGCAGAGTTTTAATCGCATCTCTCCTGCTTATTTGAAAATGAAATACAGTGAGACTCCTAAAACCGTTAAAAATGACCTCACCGGGTTTGACCACAAATATAATAGTACTGCGACTCTTGTGGCGGACCAAATTAATCTTATATCAAATGAGGGTAAAACATATTTCAATACTGTGGATAATGAAGAACTCATAAGTGATGAGGAAATGGAGAATATTATGAAAAAAGCACATGTCCTCCCATATGGTGATACGCTTGTTGAGTTTTTAAGATATTTCCTTAGGATGTTTAAAGAACACGCTCACCCATATCCGGGAATGCCAACAATTCTCCCATCAGGAAATGAAAGTTTCTTCAATTACGACCTTAATGAAATTCTAAGTAAGAACGTGAGAATAAACTAATTCTTTACATTTTGTTTCAATTCCCATATTTTTTTAAAAAAATATGGGAATTGATGTATATTTTCACCGTGTTAGAACACTTGGTGAATTAAAAAATGATGAAAATTTGGTTATAACCCCAAAAAATGAATCAGGGGAAATTCTTCCGTATATCGCATACGGTGATAGCCAACTGACTTTATATTCAACTGAAGATGATGATTATTTGACAATTGCGCGATACTGTGGCTCAGATTTCACGGTTCTCCTTGCATACTTGTGGAAAACTTACGGTATCATGGCATTTGATGATACTCATTTCGATGAACAGATTTTCTATCGTGTTATGGGCAATGAAAAACTTACTAAAGAAGAAAAAACAGCGTGGGCTGATTATTATTTCGCAGGCTATATGCTGACAAACGTATTATCTGATGATGAAAAACTTAAAAAATGTGTTGATGATAATGAAGAAACTCGTCTAATTGTGGAGGAAAAAATGTTCTATGAACACAGTTTTGCGTATAAGTTTGATGTTCTTTTTGAAAAACATACAACTTTCAATTTCAGACTATTAATGCAGACAATGGCTGAAGAATTAAAGATGGATTATGAAATATTTTTATCCAAATTAAATGATATTATTGATTGGAGGATAAAAATATTAAAACAAATAAAGGAAGAAAATGAGAAAATGCGTTTAAATGGTGATGAACTTCCATTTTAAATTCAAAGGTTGGCCAATGGCCAACCTTTATTTTTCTAAATCGTTTTGTTTAATATGGTAGTCAGGGGCGATTCCCAAAGACCTACGTATGTACTCCGTAGTATACACTTCTTTAAATTCGAGATTTTGGAAATTTCTGTTCATCATCATTTCCTCAGCCTCTTTACGCATTCTAACATACTCCTTAAAAATATATTTACGATATGTGTAAAATTCCTCAAGAGAATTGATTGCTATTATATGGTTTTTATTCGCACCAACAAGTCGTTTGTCTTTATATAAATTAAGAAATATACCATCTTTTTCACATTTTCCCAATAAATGATTCATTCCTATAATGTTATCAAACCACATGAAGTCACAACCGATTGTTCCATCATCAAACAGTACATTCCACAATGTCCGATTTCCTATTTTCTTACCGACTCCTGCCCATCCCCTTGAAAAATTGGTGCAGGTATCAAACCATTCTTCACTTAATATATCTCCTTGGGTATTAATATAGTTTATCGCTGCGCCGATACGAATTTTCATGTATCCACCATAGAAGTAGCCCATATCATCAAACCATAAATCGCACAACGGATATTGCTCTTTATTAATTATATTATATTTCCCCTTCTTTTCTATTAACCAACAC